AAAAAGAAAAAGGCTGTTAAAAAGAAAAAGGGAGGCGGTCTTCGGAAGTGGGTAGGTGAGAAATGGGTTGACATTGGTGCGCCAAAGAAGGATGGTAAGTATCAACCTTGTGGTAGAAAATCTACTAAAGGAAGTAAAAGAAAATATCCTAAGTGTGTGCCGCTTGCTAAAGCAAAAAGTATGTCAGCTTCTGAGAAGAAGTCTGCTGTTAAAAGGAAAAGAGCTAAACCTCAAGGAGTAGGCGGCAAGCCTACAATGGTAAAAACATTTAAGTCAGGAGGTGGTCAAATTAAGCCTAGAGGGTGTGGAGTAGCCAAGAAAGGTTTTGGCAGAGCTATGAAAGGTAAATAGGTTATAGCATGGCAGTAAGAACAAAAAAGAAAAGTGTACGAAAAGGCACAGGCATGAAAGGAATGACTATCGGTGGTGGTCATAAACGTCCTACTAAATCTGGTGCTGGTCTAACTGCTAAAGGAGTAGCTAAATACCGCAGACAAAATCCTGGTAGTAAACTTAAAACTGCTGTAACTGAATCTAAACCTACTGGTAAGAGAGCAGCAAGACGTAAGAGTTATTGCGCTAGATCAGCAGGACAGATGAAGAAGTTTCCTAAAGCTGCTAAGAATCCTAACTCAAGACTTAGGCAAGCTAGAAAAAGATGGAAGTGTTAAAGAAAGAAACCTTACAAATATAAAAGTAAAAAATAAAATGACATATCTAAGTTCAAACATCCCACAATTTAAATGTTGGGTGCGTAAAGAATTTACTAATAACCATATGGACTATGAAGGAGAATATTTACACGCTTTAGTAATTGCAGTTAATACAATACCAGACAGATCATTAACTTTTAATGTTGTATTTACTGGATGTGATGAAGAAGAAAATGTACATGGTGGGGCAATGTGGGCAAGGATGCCCATCACAGCTTTAGTAGCTGATACTAGGTTAGAGGAATGGCCTGTTAAAATGCCCACCCATTTAGCTCAACCTTGGGATTGTTCTTCTAGAAATCATGCTATAATAGTAATGGAAAGAGTATCTTCAAGTCCTTGGTTATGTAAGATAGACAATGTTTTTCACACTGGGAGATATTTATTTACGGTAGATTATACAGATAGTTCTATATCAGATGATCCTGCACAACATAAGCAGTCGCATATTTTAGAATTAATTGATGCAGGAGAATATACTGGTAATATTGTAGCATTACCAAACAATAGAGTAAGAGTAACTAATCCTGCTTTATGGGTAACTGGTGAAGGCGCGCCAGACTTTTTACCAAGTCAGTATATTCATTCAGCAGAAATAGATGATAGCTACATGAATCCTTATTTAACTTTTAATAATTTATATCAAAAGGAAACCGAAGATGAAAAAAAGTAAGTATATGTCAAAGATGAAAAAGGGCGGCGCTATGAAAAAAACAAAGTATATGTCTAAGGGTGGAGCGGTGAAGAAAAGCAAGTATATGTCTAAAGGTGGCGCTACAGGCAAAGCATCTCATAATCGTCTTTACTAATTGTGACATGTAGAGTGGCAATAAATAGATCAAAGATAAGCCAACAAATTCTTAAAGCACCGTCTAAAAAGAAAAAAAGAAATAAGCTTATTAGATCAATTGCTTTAAAAACAAATAGGAATGGTAAGTCTAAAAGGAGATAAAGATGTCAAATAATCCAGAGGGAATAAAAGAATATACTTATAATTATATTCGTAATCCTCGTACTGCAGAAGATATAGATAAGATGACAGGTCGTCCTACTGGTCAGGGATACGGCGCTGCACGCAAAGGTCCACAGATTAAAGCCAAAGAACAAGATGTTGTGGTGGACTATGATCCAGGTAAAATCATAGAATACAAAGACTAGGAATAACTAAATGGCTACTAGCGGAACATACGACTTCTCAATGGACATTGATGAAGTTATTCAAGAAGCAACGGAGATGATTGGTGGTGAGCAGACACTAGGACACGAACCTAAATCTGCTCGTAGGTCGATTAATCTTCTTCTTCAAGATTGGCAGAACCGTGGCATTCTCCTTTGGACTGCTGGTACAACTGCTATTTCAGTATCTACTAGTGTAACATCGTATGCTTTAACATCAAGTACCATTGATATTACTGAAGCAGTTGTTAGACGAGACGATGTTGATCTTCAACTTGAACGTATTACAATGGAAGAGTATTTAAAAATTCCTCGTAAAAGTCAAACAGGAAGACCTAACCAATATGCTATTCGTAGGGGAAGAGGTAATCCTGTTTTATTCCTTTGGCCTATCCCAGAGAATACTACAGACATTTTAAAACTAGAACAGGTTAAATATACAGAAGATGTAACAAAATCTGCTGGTCAGAATGCAGACATATCTCGTAGGTTTTTGCCTTGCCTAACTACAGGGTTAGCTTACTACATGGCTATGAAACGTCCAGGTATAGATGTAGGTCGTATCGGTCTTCTCAAAGCAGAGTATGAAGAACGTCTTACGAATGCTATGAATGAAGATAGAGAAAGAGCAAGTGCTTATTTTTTACCTCGAATAAATAGGGTATAATAATGGCGAGTAATAAGAATGCCAAAGCTGTATGTGATATGTGTGGTTTTGTCTACCCACATAGAGTAATGAAACTTAACAGTTATGGTTTACTTGTTTGTCCTACTGACTTTGATGGAGCATATGATTTAAAAAACCATCCACAGAATAAAGCACCTGATGTAAGAGATGATACAAATATTCGTAATCCCCGTCCACCGTCTAACTCAGATAGAAATCTTGAATGGCAAAACGCCAATACTAAATGGGAAGACACAGATAAATTTTGGAATCTAATATAATGGCAACACTCACTGGCAAACTTATATCAAACACTTATAAAGATTTACTTCAAGTAAGTAATAGTAATGACGGAGTTGATTCAACTGTACGGTTTGTTTCAGATGGTGAAGGGACAAACTCTGCTTTAAAAATAAGTAACTCTGAAGTTGAGACAACAGGTAAACTAACCGTTGGTGCTGCTCTTAGTGCATCAGGAAAGATAACAGGCGACTCTGCTACTATAATAGCTGCTGTATGCGCAGCAACTTATTTTGGTGATGGTTCTAATCTAACAGGCGTTGAAGCATCTGCTGCTACATCAGTTGCAGCATTTACTGTTAATCAACTTACTGTTGTGAATGGTGCAGCATTTACAGGTAAAGTTAGTGGAACAACTGCAGAGTTTAGCGGTATAGTATCGGCAGCAACATTCGCTGGTGCAACAGGTATATTTACAGGTAAAGTAAGTGGTACAACTCTTGCTATGACAGGAGCAGTATCTGCTTCTACATTCTTTGGTACTGCTGCTAAATTCACTGGTAATGTAACTGCAGCATCTTATTTTGGTGACGGATCAAACTTAACAGGCGTTGAAGCATCTGCCGCTACATCAGTCGCAGCCTTTACAACTAACCAACTTACTGTTGTAAATGGCGCAGCTTTTACAGGCAAAGTTAGTGGTACTGCGGCAGAGTTTAGTGGTAATGTTTCTGCGGCAAATTTATTTGCAGCTACTAATGTATTTATAGGTGGTGCTGCAGTTCCTAGTGCTTCTGCTCTAGCTGCTGTTAGCGCGTTAACGAGTGTTAATTTAGCAGCTATAACATCTGTAAATACAAGAGTAGCTAATACTTCTTCAGCTTTAGCTACAAGCATAGGTAATAGTAACACTAATATTGCTGCAGTTAGTGCATTAACAAGTGTCAACTTAGTAAGAATAGCTAATACTTCTTCAGCTTTAGCAACAAGCATAGGTAATAGTAATACTAATATTGCTGCTGTAAGTGTATTAACTAGTGTTAACAAAGCAGCCATAACATCTATTAATTCTGCTGCTCTATTAAAAGCAAATAATCTTTCAGGTTTAGCTAGTGATAGTACTGCTAGAACAAATCTTGGGGTAGCAATCGGAAGTGACGTTGAGGCTTTTGATGCAGATATTTTAAAAGCTGATACACCAGATGAACTAACTGCAGGATTTAGTGCTGCTGCTTATAACTGTGGTACAAAATCATCAGGTACATTTACTCCTGATATTGATGACGGAAATTTTCAGTATGCAACTAATGGAGGCGCACATACATTAGCTGTTCCTGCTAAAAATTGTACTCTGGTTATATTATATAAAAATAATGCCAGTGCAGGAACTATAACTACTTCTGGTTATACTGTTACAGATGGAGATACTATAACAACTACAAATGGACATGAATTTTTCTTTTATATTACAAGAATAAATGATGGTTCTACTACATTCTCCTTACTGACTGTGAAAGCACTACAATAAATGTCACTATTTCCTATAGTACAAGGTGGTATTTCTTCTTCAGCTGCTGCATTTACTGTAGCTACTGGTGGAACAATAACAACGGATGGAAATTTTAAAGTACATACTTTTAACTCTAGTGGAACATTTACTATTACACAATTAGGGGCTGATGGTGTAGTACAATACTTAGTTGTTGCTGGAGGCGCTTCAGGTGGTGCAGGATATTATGGAGGTGGCGGCGGTGCTGGCGGTTTCCGAACAGCCACTGGTTTTAGTGTAGCTCAACAAGCATACAGCATTACTGTTGGTGCTGGTGGTGCATCACAAACTAGTAATAATACAAAAGGGAATAACGGATCAGACAGCGTCTTCTCTTCAATTACATCGGACGGTGGCGGTGGAGGCGGTGCTGAAGCTGGATCTGGTAATTCTAGCAACTCTAATGGTAAAGATGGTGGCTCTGGTGGTGGAGGAGGAGGCTGCTGTCCAGGGACTGGTTTAACAGGAGGTTCAGCTACATCAGGACAAGGTAATGATGGTGGAGATAGTTTAGACGGTAATGGTAATTCACCTGGGGGAGGTGGTGCTGGTGCTGCGGGACAAGATGCGTCAAGTTCTCCAACAGCCGGTGCGGGTGGCGCTGGTTTAGCATCTTCAATTACTGGGTCAAGTGTTACCCGTGCAGGAGGCGGTGGTGGAGCCAGTGCTGGCTTGTCAGGCGCAGGTGGTGCTGGTGGTGGTGGTGCAGGTGGTAGAAATGCTTCTCGACCTGGAACAGCAGGGACTGTAAATACCGGCGGCGGTGGTGGTGGTGCTTTTTTTACTAGTAGTGCTAGTGGTGCTGGCGGTTCAGGCGTAGTTATAATTAGATATCAATTCCAGGCAGCATAATAAAATGGCACATTTTGCAGAAATAGATGAAAATAATATTGTCCTACGGGTTTGCGTAGTTGATAATGCGCAGGAGGCTGATGGTGAAAATTGGTGTGCTAATTTTTGGGGTGGTACATGGAAACAAACAAGTTATAATAATAACATAAGATATAATTTTGCTGGTATTGGTGATACTTATGATCCTGAAAAAGATGCTTTTTATGCTCCACAACCTTATCCAAGCTGGGTCTTAGATGATAAATATATGTGGCAAGCACCTTTTCCATATCCCGATGACGGTGAACGATATGTATGGTTTGAACCAATGAAAAAATGGGTTTGATGCTAAACAATTTGAAATTTGATAGTTACCTTTTAAAGTTTGAAAATTAATGTTAAAATATATTATAGTTTTTACAATATTTTATTTACAGGTTTTTCTTTTGTCTCTTCCTGTAAAAGCAGAACATTTACAAAGTCCTGTGTCTGAAGATTTTATAATATATAAAAGTTTTTGTGAAGATGAAGATGCAATATTAAGAATTGGTCAGGCATTAGAAGTATCTAAAAAAGAAGCAGACCTTATGTTTTTTAGTCTGGCTAAATCAGAAAGATGTTTCGTAAATTCTGAAGAATTAATAGGGCTAGTTATTGAAGATATATATATATTTAAAGTTATTTATGGGATAGAAGCAATAGCTTATAAAATTAAAACAAGTTTAGAAGAAACAGGATATATCTTGTTTATGACTACAGCACACTTAGGAGTTTAAAATGGCGAGTACATTTACAACAAACATTAGACTAGAGAAACAAGGAGATGGAGAAAATCCTAACTCTTGGGGAACGATACTCAATGCAAATGTTATTGATCTAGTTGATCAAGCGGTTGCAGCATATCAAATAGTCTCTGTTAGTGGAACAACGCCCTTAACACTTTCTCAGGTTAATGGTGCTACAGACCAATCACGTAAAGCTATCTTATCTTTTGACGGTACACTTACCGCAGAAACTTCTATTATTATTCCTTCTGTTAATAAGATGTATTATGTAAGAAACAATACATCTGGATCATTTGCTCTTAAAGTTAAAACTGCAGGTAATACAGCCATTACAATAGAACAAGGTTCTAATGTTATGATAGCAACTGATGGAACTAATGTACATAAAACTGCATTTCCAACATCAGTAAGTTCTTTTACCGCTAATAGTCTTACTGCTACATCAGTATCTACTAGTGTTCTTAATGCTACTAAAATTACAACATCAACTGTATCTGCAACTACTATACATACCACTTCTATATCTGCTGTATCAGGTAGATTTTCAGGTACAGTATCTGCTTCTGCATTTGATGGTTTAGGTAATAAACTTAGTTTTGGAAGTGATGCTCAAGGAGATGTTTATTATTATGCTGGAAGCAATATTGCAAGACTTCCTGCAGGTACAAGCGGTCAGTTCTTGCAGACTAAAGGTTCAAGTGCTAATCCTGAATGGTCAAACTCAACTAATTTAGTAGCTCAAGTTACAGCAGTTGATATGGTTTCTGTTGTTGGTGTAGGGAATACTGCTCTTCCTGAAGAGGGTACACCTGCTCAACTATCTGAAGGTAATAGAGTTAGTGCTTTAGATATTACTATAACACCTCAATCTGCAAGCAATATTTTACTTATTGAAGTAGAAATGTTGGTAAGAATAGCTAGTGATAATACTAATAGAGGAATAGCTATATTTGATGCATCTGTATCTAATGCAATAGGTGGTAGTCTTAGTTTTGAAGCTGGAGCAGCATCTCAATCTACATTAGTAGCAAGAGTTAGAGTTACAGCAGGAGCCACATCTCAAAAAACT